CAGCACGTCTGTTCTCTAAGCCCTTGAGGACCCGTCCACCAGCCTTGTTGAACCAAAGGAGAGCTGTGGCACTACCTTCAATGTCTCCCTTATTGAACCGCCTAAGACATGTACTCTTACGGAAGCTACCTAGGCCAATGTTATAGGCAAGAGAGACCATAGCCCCCCTCTGATTAGCAGTAGGAGTACGAGTAAGTAGGTTGTCTACTTCTTTAGTGAATATCTTGAGGCCACGTACTAAGAGGTCCTCTGCTTCTTGCTTTGTTATCTTCAACCCAGCGCGAGGCTTAGGTAACATACCATTAGTCTCAGCCCAACCGTAGCCAATGGTCCAGTAGCCCGCTGAATCCCTGTAAGCCTCCAATCGTAAGCCTTCCCACCGTTTAATCAGGTCAATAGAGGCTCTATTTAGTCCACCAGTGCCCCCTGAAGGGGTGCCTGAGAGCCTTGAGGTCTTAAAGGTAGGCGAGGGTACCTTAGCGCTCCTCAGCAGGCTTATAAGAGCTTCTAGTAATTGTTTAAGCATGTCAAGTTCTTTCTATTAAAGACTAAGGGGCAACAGGTGGGCCTTCTTTCTTATCTGGCCTAGGTTTAGGGCGGGGAGACTTAGCTACCGCTGTTACAGGCACCCAAGGACCTAGGTCATACTCAATAGGAGTACCTGTATCCCCACGAGAGCCTAAGAGGAAACCTATATTACGCACATCTTGGTAAGAAAGGCCATTAGTAGGTTGCCTAAGTAGTTCAAAGAACACGTTGTAATTCTTATCAAACTCCTCTGGGGACACTAACTTACCGTCTTTATCCTCATACGTATTATAGTCATGAGTGTCTGTATACATGAGGTGTCCTCTCCCGTCCACAGTATACGTTCCACTACCAGAAGAGAACTTAGTGAGGGTGGCTGGGTCATTAGAGGATACTCCGTCAAAGGCCTCCTTCAAGCTTATCCCTCGACCTCGCCTAGCGGAAGGGGTGCCTTTGTAGGCTCCATCGTAACTAGTTCTTCCGGTGTCTCCTACCTTCTTCAAGCCGAGTCCTTTAGCCCTCTCTCTTATCCAGTCTATCTCTCCTTTGCTAACGTCCTTGTTTGTCCAAGGTGCCACTCTCATAGAGACTTTACCCGTCTTCTCGTTGATGCTCCCTTGGTACTGGTCTGCCCCAAAGATGTCGTGAAGAAACATCCGAGCTGGTGTTGAAGTAAGGGCTTTAGGTAACTTAGCCGCAGTCTCATCTAATTTAGCCCCAAACTTCTGTATCTTCTTATTAGTAGGCGAGTCAGGGATAGACATAATAGCCTCAGCCCCTTCCTTGAAGGCGGGAGTTGCAATATCGACTAACCCCTTTACCCCTTCAATAGTTTCAGACGCCTCTCCTGTTAACCACTTGACGCCCTTAGCTAGGATACCCTCCCCACCAGTAGACGAACTTGTTGGCGCCTGTTGGGGCGCATCGCCTAAGTTCTTGAAGCCCATTACTCAGCCTCCCCTACTTGGTCGCCCACCATTACCTTATCTCCTGCCTGTACTAGGCCTGAGTCAATAGCAGCTTGTAGTTCAGCCTCACTATTGAACTGGAAGACTTCATTAGGGTCCAAGCCGAACCTTTGGAGTAGCCTCATCATGTCCTTATCAAAGATAGTGGCGTTAGAGGCCCTAATGAGACCTCTGTCACCGGGGAGAGACTCTTCCTTACGTCCCATCCCTGCTTCCTCTAGTATCTCCTTGTACGTCCGCACCTTAGAGCTATCTAGTGAAGGAGAAGGAGTAATAGGAGCACCACCAGAGGGTGCTGGAGGTCCCTCGAACCCACTGATACCACGTCCTTGTAGTTCAGCCGTCTTTGAAGGTACTGTAGCCTCCTCTGTAGTGAGACGAGGACCGGCAGTAGTCGCCTTACCTGTTCCACTGCGACGTAGGACATCAGCTATTGTTTCCCCCCTTGTCACTGTGCCGTCACCATTAGTATCAAATTCTCTATTAGCGACGTAGGCATCCTTGTTGAAGGTAGTCGAGTACATGACGAAGGAGTCATCCCTGCCTATAGCTAGAGGCCAGTGAATAGCGAAGTAGACATCGGCAAAGTTCTTCATACGTCCTTTGAAAGGAGATAAGTACTTCTCTACCCATTGCATCTGCTGTGCTCTAGTCATCTTAGACAGGGCATCAGTAGTAGTGCCTAAATTTTTAGCCGTATCTCCCATAAACTGAATGAGACCAGTGGCTGAGGACCTAGGGTTCTTAATACTAGTACTCCAAGAGCCAGCAGTTTCAAAGTCAATAGCTCGGTATAACCACTCCTCCCTGATGTCTACGTTATTAGAGACAGCGGTGACGGCATCAGTAAAGTCTGTATCTGCGGCCACCTCTTCTGGAAGGGTAAAGGAAACATCTGTCACCCTAGCTTGCGTGATACTGGAATCAAAGTCTAAGATTTCCTTACCAAACTTATCGTTGGAGTAGACATCAATCTTCCGGTTATAGAGCTTCATCTGATGATTATTCATCAGGTCCCCTAGGACCTTGGAGGTCTTCTGTCCTCCGATAGTGCCCGGAATACCACTCTGGTCAATCACGGTAAAGTCTACTGAACCATCATCACTAAATGTAGTGTTGAATCCGCTACGAAAGGCTTTACGTTCAATAGCAGTACGAGTACGCTTTAGGTCCTCCTGTAGGTTGACTATGGTGTCAGACCTAGCGGAGTCGCTCATCTTAGAGAAGAGAGAAAGCTGCTTCTGGATAGACTTCTCGAATGTCTCCAGTTGGATAGGACCTGAAGTCGCCTTAAGGTGCAGCCTGATACCCTCTGCTGTAGTCTTCTCCACTTGCTCCCCTGTAGTTGACTTAGTACCAGTCTGGAGGAGCACAGTTGCGGCGTTCTTAATGTCCTCAGAGGAAGCGTCCTCACCTACGGACTCAGCCTTGAGAACTTTACCCAAAGAGGCCACTGCTTCTTTGATTCCCGACTGAGACAAGAGGTCCCTAGCTATTTCCTCAGGGAAAAGACGGTTAACCTCTAAGGTCCACCCTAAACCCTGTTCGTTCACAGCCCTGATTAAGTCAACAGAGTTCTCTCCCCTTAAGAAGGATTCAATCTTCTTAGGAGTACCGAAGTTTTCCTCAGCGATCTGTGTTATGCTGTCGTATAGCTTGAATACGTCAACTTCCCAGTCATCACTAGGCTCTCTTAGGTTACCATACCCAAGGCTATTGTTTATCTGGTTCTGCCCACTAGTGACTACTTCTCCTTTAAGCCTAGCCCTCTCGGACTTCAGGTATCCAACAACATCTTGGAGTTTAACCTCTACTCCAGCAATTGTAGCTGTACCCGTAGGTGAACCAGCAGCTTGGATGAGAGCAGTACGGGCTAGTTCAGCAATATCATCCACTTTGCGTGTAGAAGCAGTCTTAGCGTTCTCCCAGTACCCTTTGGATACCTCAGCAGCGGTACTATTAGCTTTAATAGCAGTATCAGCAGCGCGGGTGGCAGCTTGAAGATCAGCAACCTCGCCTACGTGAGCTGCATAACGCCTACTCTGCTCCTCGACTACTCTGCCGGGGTCGTCCCCAACAGTATTCTGAATCATCTTCAGTTGGCGTTGACCTTCGGGGTCAGTGGCGTACCAAGTATCTTGTTCACTCAGAAGCCTTTGCTCAGGGGTGTTAACTTCTCGACCAGTGATAGTAGTGAAAAACTTACCTGCTCGCTCAGCATCCTGTGGATTCTTAGCTATGTACGCGGTAATGTTCTTACTCCACATGTCTTCGTAGTTAGAAGCAGTGGGGCTTATTCCCCTATCTCCTTCAAACTTCTTGACACGAGCTTGGAACTTATCGCCTTCACTAGGCTTAGCTGTTGTCCTACCTGAGGTATCAAACAACCCATTCCTTCCGAAGAGGGATTGAGTAATACTATCACTACTCACTGGACTCTGGACAGGTTCAACCGCTGTCCCTGAGTCGCCTATATCAATCTGTGCCATTAGTTATTCCCCTTCATTCTTTCAGCCAAACCACTTCCGCTAATCTTCAAAGCTTCTTGTGCAATAATAGTATCTTGTTGGCTGTACAATCCATTCTTCCTGTAGTATCTCTTAAGTATCTTCTGTTGACTAGGTGTCTTAGAGAGAAACTCTAGGGTAATGATACGATTTATCTCATCCGCCCTATCATACTCCCCATCTCTGATTAAATCCTCAACGACCTTGCCTAGTTTGTTGTGTCGGTCAGCAACACCAGTAAGGTAGTCCTTAGTTAAACGGTCATTGAAGCCCTTTGCCCATACCGCTTCTAGTTCTTTGATAGGGATGCCGAAAGCTCTGGCCACAGCGTCACCTTTAGTCAAGCTATCCGAGACTACAGACCCCTTACGGCTAACATACTCCCCTACGGTCCAAGCAGTATAAGCATCAAAGACCCTGTTGCCTGTAGTGGTCATACGAGCCATATCCTTGAAGGATACTTTAGCTAGGTCTACGTTACCTGAGGTTAAGCCTCTAGCTAGGCCAGCGACCACAGTTAAGCCATCCTTAACTAGATCATAGCTAGGACCACCAGCGACTTCAGCGAAGTTGCCTGAGCTTAGGTTCATAAAGACATCAAAGAGTCCCTCGCCCCAAGCAACTCTTGAGGAGAAGGCAGTATCAGACTGAATAAGAGAACTAATAGCCACATCTAAGAGGCCGTATCGTACAGCAGTGTGTAAGGAGTCAGGAACTACAGTACCGTAGTTATCCTCTATCACATCGAAGCCTACACCACCAATAGGTAGACCAGCTAGGCCAAAAGTAGCCAGCAAGGTGGAGGTAAGCTTAAGTTTCTCCTTGCCCGTAAGTACAGACTTAGCCCCTTTGGCTACTTTGCCTCCAGTAGCTTGCTTTATGGTACCCGCGAAGAGAGCTTCACTCATACGCCACGAGAAGGTAAGGAACTGGAGGCCGGGAAGGTCTTGTCCTACACCACGAGAGGCGTGAGTCATAGCTTGAGTTAATACATCCTGTCTATGGGCAATCCACCTACGTCCTTCTTGAGACAAAGCTGGTTTACCGGGGAACTTCTTAGTGAACTCTAAGTAAGCAGTGTTATGCGCTGAGATACGAGCTACAAGCTCCCCTTCGTTGAAGAAGAAGCGTCCCTTCTCTCTTAAACCCCTTAGAGCAGGAGAAGCACCAGCAGCAGCGTCACCTAATTCAGCTACGGAGATGCCAACGATGTCTCTGCCAGAAGACTTGAGTAATCCTACCATCTCAACGTACTGATCTGGGGTTAAGCCCATGATAGGAGCAATTCTCTCTGCTATCTCCCGTATAACCGTAGGATTACCATTAAGGAGAGCGAACCGAGTAGGCGCGTAAGCAGCAGTACCGATGAATCCAGAGATACCGTCACCTAAGCCAGCAATATTGACCACTTGGCTAGCCTGAACGAAGTACTGTCCGGGTGCGAAGAGGCCTAACTTACTGTCAAAGACATAGCCACGCAGTGCAGAGATAGGATCAGCAGACATCTTGTCCACTTGCTTAGCTGTCCACTTGAAGTCCTTGCCGTAGAAGAAATCTCCTAGCTCAGCAACCTTTTGGTCCCAAGCCTTAGCGAAGGCACTCTTCTTGCGCAGCCTGAACTCTACTCTCTTCTGCTCTAGGGCTAGTTTCTTCCCTACTTCAGTCGAGTCATCAATCTTCATCCCCTTCAGCTTAGCTGTAATAGGGAGACCTTTGATCTCAGAGGGGTTGAGGAGGACCTTCTTCTCCATAGCCTGCTTGATTAGGCCATTGATAGCAGCAAGGGAGTATTCCATCTCAGACCTGATGGCGACAGAGGAGGAGAACCCTCGCTCAAGGGAGTCCAAGGGGTCTAAGGTAGGATTAACGTCACCACCGTAGCCTAGGAGAGCTGAGTCCTGCCTCTTGCCGTTACGAGAGTTCCTGAAGGAGATGGCTACGTCCTCATCTGGGTTAATACCTGACAAGAACCCTTTAGGGTCCTGAGACAAGGGCTTACCATCAGCAGCGAAGTCAACCTTCCTATTCAGCTTCATCCCCGCGTCCTTAGAGAAGTCCAAGAGGTCAGAGAATGACTGGATATTCCTATTCCAAGCGTTATTAGACAGAACTAGGGCGTCTAGGGCGCTGTCCCCTTTGAGTGCGGTAGCTCCTCGGAGGAATGCTTCATCAGTAGAAGTCTCTCCCACCCTAACTGCTAGGGCATCAACGATATTGTCCCATTGACGTACTACTTCCTTAGCTTCCTGCTCAGTTCTTACCCCCATGAAGGTACGTGGCTTAGTCTTAACGGTGCCTGTACCAGATAAGGCGGTTTCCACTGTCTGTTTGAGGTAGAACTTAATACTATTCTTCAAGTACTCTCGGTGACCACCGGGATTGTAATTAAGTACGTCAGTATGGTACACCCTACGAGTAGTGGGCGTTCTAGCGAAGGCGTACTCAACGGACTCTCCGCCGAGACCCCTGAACACTTCTGTTCTAGCCTGATAAATAGGGGCACCATCTGGTACCTCACTGGGCTGCACTAGTTTCTTCTTGTCTATGTCGTAAACCAAGCGGTCAGCAGGTATGGTTTCAGTCTTGACAGCCCTGAAGGCGTCATCTCCTATGTACAGCATGGTCTCTTTGGCGTCAGTAGCCTGCTTAAACAGAGGGTCAGCCCTTAGGAAGTAGTCAAGTTTGTTCAACTCTTGGGTTTGGACGAAGAAAGCCTGTTGGCTAGTATTAGGGTTCTTCCTGTGGAGCCTAAAGAACTCGGTGTTAAACTGCTCCACTGTCATGTCTGTCTTATCAGTAACCTTAGCGAGCCTACCATTGAGCATACTATCAAAGATGGCTCCTACTTCCCGTACCTCCACCTTCTTCAGGCTTTTGAGGAGCTTGTTGTGGTTCCTTAGGACTGTAGTCTTGACAGTAGACCTAGCTGCTTCTCCTTGCTTGAGGATAGCATTAAGCCTATCAGTTGTCTGCACCAAAGGGGACCCGAATTTAGCCCAGAAACCTAAGCCTAGCTCTTGGTCGTCAGTGGCCTTAAAGAAGAACAAGTCTTCTAGGTCCCCAACATCTTCAATCTTAGTGTTCAAAGGAGCGGCCTTTGACCTGAGGACAGCGAACTGACCATCAGCAACCTGACGGACTTCTCCTCCTAAGGCCTTTGCCCTTACTTTAGCTTGGGCTAGGGACTTGAAGTACTTACCTGTGCTTGTGCCTATAACCTCTTGGAAGAATACATTGCCTAGGCCATCAACACTTACGTCGAAGTCAATGAACTGGCGAGTACCACTCTCAGCGGAGGCTCGTTTACGAATATCAATGAACTGGGCACGTAGACCCTCTACTATACCCTCATCTAGGGCCTGTCCGAAGTTAATAGAGATAAGTTCATTGAAGGCTGTGTTGTTATTCTCGAAATCTCTCTTAGCCTCTTGGGCAGGAGCACTTAAGTACTCACTACGGTTGACACTAGGAACTGAGAGGGACTCTGTGTGGTCGCCAAGGGTCACAGCACTAGTCTCTGGGGTATCACTTAGACGAGCATCAGCTAGGATACTATCGACAAGCTTCTCTTGACGTTTTACCTTACCAGCTACTCGTGCTACATCGAGGGACAGGTCAGCTCCCAGTATCCACCCTGCTTTACCTATTGTCTTAACGACCTTACCTCCGCGTACTGCGAGACTAGCATCTAGAACTACGACATCAAGAAGGGCCAGAGCAAATTGACTCTGATAGGCCTCATCCCCTTCGCTAATGATTGCCACTAGGTCCTGAATGAAGAATCTATTCTCATCTGTAAGGAGACCTTGGTCAGCAGCAGTTTTCAAGGACTCAGCCACGAGCGTCCCGTACTCTTCGTTGGTGATAGCAGGGTTAGAGATGTGAGACATAATCTCTTGGGCTAACTCATTCCTCTTCTTAGCTTGGAAGGACGAGAGGAAAGGTAGCTGAGACAATACACTGTCAGTCCACGCTAAGTCAGTGGCGAAGTCTCTCTCTGAGGCTTTACTCATAGAAGACTCTATAGAATCAACAAGAATAATGGTACGCTCAATACTACGTCGAGCATACTCCTTAAGCATTACATCTCCTGAGGTCAGTAGGGTAGCAGTAAGGGAAGGGTCAGTGATCCTGTCGTATACTGGGGTCTGCGAGACATTAAGGTACATCTCAGCTAGGGTCTCATCCGTCACACGGTCGGACACAGCACCTTCCACAGCAACCCTGTTGTTCTCTGTGATTACTGTCTGAGCTTCTTCCTCTAAGCGCCACTCTGTACCAGCATTAATGATACCCCTGATCTCAGCGGGGCTGCGGGTAGAGAAAGAGGAGTACAAGTTGGCGGACCTGTCTTTTTGCTTCTCAGTACGAGAGGGGGTAACAAGGTCTCCCTCCTCAAGAAGAGGATTAAACTCTTCCTTAGGCTCTGCATTCCCGTTTACTTGCTCTTCGGATAGAGGGTTGAACCCTGTCATCTATTCATCCTCCTTCTTAGGAAATAGACTTACAACAGTATCTACCATTCCCGGTAGGCTACGTCCTAGGCCACCGTAGAGGCTAGCCATATCTTGCTTAGCTTGGGCTGAACCCATAAGGCTAGTAATCTGTGTATTGATGCCTGAGAGTTGCTGCCCGAAGCCTACGTTAGAGCCAGTCTGTGAAGCCAAGGAGCCAGCAGAGCCGAAGAATCCTGAGCTACCAGCACCTCCCTGCCCTTGAGCGTTAGCCCTAGCCTCAGCCTTCAGGGCAATGCTCCTGCGGATAGCTTGCTTACGCTCCCTAGCCACCTGTAGGCTATTGCGCCGGGCCGTAAGAGCATTAGCCTTCCTCTGGTCAGCCACCCCTTCCCTTGCTGACACTACACCAGCTATCTGAAGGCCGACACTAGCTATGGCGACGAATGCTTGAATGCCCATGTTACTCTCCTAAGTACTTTGAGTAAGTTCGTTCTATTAAAGAGAAACCTAATCGCTTCATTAGTACATCAAATGGTTGGTGTACTTTAGTGTTAACGATAAAGACTGATATGCCCTTACCCTTTAGGTCCTTCTCCACAAACTTGATTAGCTTGTACCCAGTAAACCCTTTACGGTGACTGGGGGTAAGGAATAAGATGTCGTTGGAAGCAAAGACATGATCCTTGTAGTGAGGGTTACGTGCTGCGGTCACGACTAGGTACCCAACTAGAGCACCGTCTTCCCGTGCTGTGTAGACGCCCAAGGACCCTGATTGGTACAGGGCTTCGTAAGCTTCCCAGTCTGGGTTAAGTTTAATCTTGTCCTTGTTGACTGCAATCTCTTCCCAGTGGTCTTCTATGAGGGGGAGAATATCATCTTTGACTGTATAGAAGTTCTCTTCTGCAAATACAACTGTCATTAGAACTTGTTGCTCCTGTCCCCTAGTACCTCATAGCCTAGTAGGTTAAAGTCTTTACCTTGTTCACTCTCGAACCTGAGACGTACACTCCTGCCTGATCCTCTTAACTTACTCTTAGTGGAGATAACAGTATGAGGGTAGTTAAAGGCAGTTAGGTTACTGGTGTCCACGACAGGGGGGTACTTGAGTCGGTATACTTGTTGAGCCACAGAGGATGTAGTAGTCTTGAAGTCCCAGTAGGCAGACATCTTAAGACTACCTTCTCGTGTGGGCACATACCCATCTACTTCGTTACCAGCCCACCCAGATTCAGTGACCTTCATGTAGACATTGATGTAAGGAATAGTCTTACGTACAGACATATCACCTAGGAAGTCGTAACCTGACTCAGCGAAGGAGGTGTAGTTAGTAGTATTCCAGTCTAAGAAGGCAGTGCCTGAGAAGGTGGCGAAGGTAACCTTACCTGTGGCCCCATCCCTGACTAGGAACTTAATCTCTGAGTCACCTGAGGAGCTAGTATCAGCGAAGGTAGCTACCACCTCATTACCTAAGGAGTCAACTACCTGCCGACCGTCTGAGTCTACCACCTTGTGCTCTACTTGACCATGGCCGACACCACTGAAGAATGCAGTACCAACAATATAAGACGTACCAGCGGTGGCATCAGAGATGGACCAAGGGACAAAAGCCTGTAGGACAATATCTAGGATCAGTATCTCATTGTACTTGTAGTCCAAAGGCTCATCTGCCGAAGCGTATAGCCAGAAGACTTGCTTATTAATTGAGTCATAGGCAGAGATAACATTAAGCTTAGCTCCAGCCTCAATAGCGTTGTAGAAAGTCTGTACAGTACTAAGTGATATATTCTGCCCTGAGTACTGCTGTGCTTCTGGTGCGAAGGATAAGACGTGGATACCAGAAGGAGACCACCAGAAGATAGCGTCCTCAGTCTTAACGTATGAGCCTACAGCAATGAGACCAGTATCAGTAACCTTACGGACTGAGTACCCTGTGGCCTTGAAGACATCATCTATGCCTGTGATCTGCCACACACCATTCTCAGCAAAGACAAAGATAGAGGCTCCTAGGACAGTGAGCTTATTAATAGAGTGAGCATCAGGTATCTGGATATACCCACCATCAGTAGCTAAGAGGTCGCTGATCTCCTCCGACGTAGGGTCATTAACTTGGAAGCAATCCCCTAGTTCACTTAGGTCGTCAAGGAGGTGGGAAAAATGTATCTTAGTGGAGTTCTTCTGTGAGTCTAGGCCAGCATAGAATATTCTACCTGAGAAGGCAGCTACAGTCTTGAACCTAGAGGTCTCAGTCTCAGTAGCGTAGGTAAGAGCAGCGGAGTTCTCAGCATCGAAGCCAGTCTTACGGTCCTTACTGAAGAGGTCTAAGATGAAGTGGCCATTAGCAATGAGACTAGAGCCGCCGTATACCTTCTGCCACTCAGCCTCATCAAAGTCCCCGGTGGCATCCTTGCCTGAGTACCAAGGGTGAGTGAGGGGAGGGTAGCTAGCACCGTTAGCCGCCTTGTAGGCGCTTAGGGCAGCCTCACCTTTAGTGGCAGTCCACCCTGTGTTAGCGGTATCATATTTACGTACCTCAGAGGAGGCACCTTTAGTATCGTAGTCCGACTTAGTGCCTAGGTACTCAAAGTCTCTGACCCTGAAGTTAATCTGTGTCTGTGTGAAGGTACCGTCTGTGTTGTCCCTCTCTAAGTAGAAGGAATTAATCTGGGAGGAGGTGACTACTAGGGCACCATTGATAGAGGCCATCTGTATCCGAGTTGACGCCCCATCACCAGTAAGAGTCTCATAGGTAGATAGGGCTATGGAGAAGACAGTAGGATCAGCGTCACTAACAGCCACAGCTTGGCCTGAGATAGGGGAGACAGACTTGTTATAGAAGTACAGGACACCTTTAAGCTGTACTACTGAGTACTGTAGGTTAGCTTGTCCTCCTACGTTAACCCACTCACCAGTAGTGACGAGGGTCCCTTGGGGGAGGATAGCTCCTGAGAGACTGTTACTGTCTTCGTACACTAAACCTAGCCTACGCCTACGTTCACCAGTACGCTCTAGGGTACAGTTGGCTTCATTAACAGAGGCACCTTCAGGGAACGTAAGCTCCCCAGCCTCAGTAATGAGACCCTTATTAAACTTTGTCTGTGCTTTCTGGGTTATGGGCATTAGCTACACTATCTTTCTCTTTAGCTTTACGTGCATCACGTAGGTCGCCTCTAGCTACAACTGTCATCTTAAGGTCTTCTAAGTACTTTCGCATGAAGTTCTTAGCTTCCTCAGGACTAGTAAACATCTTGTCTAGTGCCTTAGGTCGCTCACCCTTAGAGGACTTGATGACGTAGAGAGAGGGGAACCTTACGTGCTTCTGGATGGTGTACGTATTCTTAGTCTTGTCGCTAGTAATCTCAGTGGTGCCTAGCTCTAGGTGGTCTTCAAACTTAGCGGCCATAGTCATTCGTCTTATTTCCTCGGTTAGTTTTATGCTTATCATTCTGTAGGAAGGAGCGTAGACGCCTAGCCTTCTGTTCTATCTTAGGGTCTACTTGCGGCTTAAAGAGGGAGAAACTTTGGGACTTGACTTCCGCCAGAAGAAGGGGAAACATCTTCGCTTCAAGGTCTGGGGTGAAGGAATCCGAGATGGTGAAGGTGGGGTACTTTTGACCATAGGCTCTAGTCTTTGCTGCTTGGAGTGTAGTATCCTCCGTTGCTAGGTACGAATCAAATACCATGTACTCCTCATCGAAGGAGGTGTAGTAGGTAGGCATCTTAGTATTACTAATGAATAGGGTGGTGCTACCATTCTTGTCTAGTACCGTATCGTAGTCTGTGCTCTGGTTGTCAGTAATATTGAGGAAGTCCAAGGGTTCAGCAAAGAATATCTCCTTGTAATTAGGAATAGCAGTCAGGGAGATATTATAATATACCTTCTCTATATCCTTGACATTAGTCGGGTACTCAAAGTGAGTGGGGTAAGTACTATCTGATAGGGCGGTGAGCTTCAAGAGTTCCTTATGCTCAGGCACCTCATGGGCTGCAATGATTGAGAAGTAGACATCCTCTACGATACTAGCGATCTGCATAGCCTCTAGGGTATCCCCTATGGCATTTACATCTTCACTGTCCATATCATTGAGAGTCTTCTGGACAATCTCTAGGAGGGTCATCTTCATTATCCGGGCATCCCCATAATAAAGGAATAGAGCTGGTAGACCACAATGTTCCCTGAGGCGGCTTTACAGTACAGTTCGAAGTAGTCATTAGTCGCAACTACATTATCAAAGTGAATAGGTACTTGCATGAAGGTGGAGCTATCTGCTGAAACGGCTATCTCGGCGTCAAAGGGGCTACCATTCTTGTAGATTTGGAAGAACATATCGTTACCTCCACCAGAGGAGTGTTTAACAGTGAAGTCCATAACTGCGTGTATGTGACGAGCTGGTGTACCTGTGTAGGTGAGACGGCCTAGGTCATTAGTGGTGAAATCAGCAGCGTGTGTCACTGCCGTTGCAACATTAACAAGGGTGTCTGTAGTTGGCGTGGTAAAAGTTGTCCCTGTCGTAAGGTCGGTATACCTAATGCCACCGTGAGGGTTAGCTCTTTCCCAGTCACCTGATCCTGTGCCATCAGCTAGGTATACATAATCAGCAGTGGCAGCAGCAATACCTTTAGGTTCATGCAGCTCGGTAGTCGTTAGGACTGAGTGTTCGATTGTTGTAGCCACAAGGAATCTCCTGAAAGGTTAGTTATCTTCTTACTCTCGGTGGGTGGGGTACCCTAGTTAAAGGATACCCCGTTAGTCTTTATTAAGACTCTAGTTCGAGATACTCGATTACTAGGGTAGCAGCACCTGCTGTGAAAGCAGCCGTGTCCCAAGTAGTCATGATGTACTGGTCAGCAGTAAAGCGTACACCAGTCAAATCACCTGTCTCAGCGAGCACGAGTGCCCCGTTACACATGATAGTATCCCCAAGAGCGTTGAGGGCTGTCACAGCGATAGCAGCATCAATGCCGTCATCATCTGTGTTCGTACCAGCAGCCACTTTAAGGCCGATGTCAAGGGTGCCAGTAGCACCTACGAAACCAGTAGTTACGTACAGAGTAGCACGAACAATTACTGAACCATTAGGAATAAACGCATCCTCAGGAGCAGCAGCAGCCGTGTCAGTCGTAGCAATGTCGTTAAAGTCGAATTTGTGTACAAGAGTCTTATGCACATTTTCGGCTGTAATACCGTTGTTACGAACAGCGCCTTTATCTGTACCGAAACGAACTAGAAGTCCGTCAGAGTTAGTCCAAGCCATTTCTTTAGTTCCTTTCTTAGCTTAAGCTACAGCAGTGTTGCAAACAACGGTGACCATGTTCTCAGGACGGAACAACTTAACACCATAGCGAGCAGTAGTTACATACTCCTCACGTTGGTAGTCTTTGTTGTACTCCGAGTCCACTTCTGGCATTTGACGCCATGCACCTACGAGAGGCGTGACGTCACCAGCAGCAGAGAAGAACAAGTTAGCCTTCGCAGTTACAGCACCAGCATTGAAGGTAGTAGACAGATCACGCTCAGGGAGAGCACTATCAGTTACTGTCTTCAGGTGGTTCGAGGTATACACATCAAAGCCGTAGATATTGGCAATGAACTTCATACCAGTTGCAACACCGTCAGAGACGATACCCTCATAGCGAGGAGAGTTAGCAACGGTAGTGAAAGCAGCAAGTGTATTAAGCTCGTACTCAATGGACGGATCAACAATGGCTACTAAGCCAGTGTCAGGAACATTGGCAGTCTTAAGGGCTAGCCGTGCATAAGCAAAGTCAGCTACCTCAATCTTACCTGAGTTCCCACCAGCAAAGCGGTGAGCTTTACCGTTAATCAGTTCCTGTGAGTTTGCAGAGACACTAGCTTCAGGGGCTTCGAAAGTAGTCTTCTCGAAATGCTCCATGATAGCACGCTGTTGCTTCGGTACAAACGAAGATACAAGTTCTTGCATGTAGTATGCGTCTTGCATGTTCTTCTTCGTGATGTACGTGGCCGAAGACAGGTACTCTGTGATAGTGAACTGGAACTCACCAGTGTCGAGAGGACGATACTTGACAGCAGCATCTTCTACATAGTCATCTACTACGGCTGTACCGATAGATGGGATTGTGAACGTGTTACCGTCAGGAAACTCTGAAAGCATACGCACATACTTAGTGGCCTGCAACTCGTCCTCAAGTACTTCCTTGAGGTCACTCGCCCATAGTTCGGATCGAATGAGATGAGTGCTATTGCCTGTTGACATACCAGACATAGGTATTTACTCCTTAATTGTTGTAGAACTCACTTCCCAGCTCTTGTCGATCAACAACTCTTTGCTGTTGAACCTTCGCTGAAAAGTATTGGGTTTGGTTAGTCTTCCTTAGGTTGTCGTAGTAAGTTTTACCACGCTTCCCTGAGGATTGAAATGCCTCTAGATTAACAGAACTCTCTACGATAGGGCTGCCAGCCTTAGGAAGACTTTGGCCCATCAAGGTGAGGAAGGCTGTTGGAGATTCAGCGGCCATACTCTCTAGAGTTTTCTCAGATAAATTAAGCTCCTTAGCTTTAGCATCTACCTTTGTCTTAGCTTCGGTCCCGAAGGCCTTAGCTAGTTCTTGTTCAACAACAGCAAGATTCTTAGCTTTAATCTCGTCTTGCTTCTGTTCACTAATTGCACTTCCTACAAGGCTCTTAAGGTCACTCACGTCAAGCTGTGGTACGCTATCAGTATTGGGTGTCTCTAGAATAGGAGCAGGTGATATAGCCTTGTCCTGCAACTGAGAAAGTAATTCGTCTATACGAGAGCCTTTGGAGACCTCCGCTTCGAGCGAAGACAGTTTAGTTTTGAGTTCATCAATGTAGGAGTCGGCTTCCACCTTACCCTGCAATGCTTCCTCTACTGTCTTAAACTTCTTACCTTCTCCGACGAGTTGATCCACAACGCTTGGTGTAGCATTAGGGTCTCCTGTCACTGGTGCTTGACCAACTGGTGTTTGGTCTGTACCGAATACGCTCACTGTTTATTCCTTTATAAGATTAAGCACTGTTGTAAGTGCCCTGTTGAAGCCGATGGTGTCAGCTTGTTTAAATGCCCATGATGGAGACTCATAGTCAGACTCCTTAGGGTTCTTCCATTCCTTCTCTAAGATTTCTCTTAGATCGGAGAATGCTCTATGGTGAGCTTTAACTTCAGAAACTCTACGTTCCTTCTCCTCACCAGCTAATCCTTTGATCCACTTAGAATCCATAGGTCCTACTTTTTCTTCTTAGGACGAGCCTTAGGGCGGATACTCTTCTTAGGAGCACTCGACTTAGCCTTAGGCATCAGGGACTGATCTTGGTCATGCTTACTGTTGCGGTTGATCCCTACACTATCTCGTGCTTTAGGACGCTTAGATTTCTTAAGTGCTGCCATTGAAGGTATCTCCTATAGACCCAATTCGGTTGCAATTTGTTGTTCCTCTTGGAACTGTACTTCTGCTTCTGTAGCCATACGTTGAGTCGCTAGTTGTTCCTCAACTGCTATGTTCTCCTTGTAGAGAGCTGGTTCACCTAGTTCATCTGCCATGATCTGTGCGAACAGTTTACCTGAGAGGTGAGCAGCAACAGTAGGGTCGGTCTGCTTTACCTGCCACACCTGCTGTAGGTTCTGTAGTCGCTGTGCCCTCTCGGCGAAGTGCCTAGCCCCTAAGGGACGGAGCTTACCTTTGGCTACGATGTCCGACTTCTGGATAGTATCAAAGATAGTTACTCCTTGAGCCTCGTCATGGATACGGATTACTTCTTCCTGATCCATATTTCTACGAGCAGTCTCAAGCATAGCGTTAAGTACAGGTTCCACAAATACTCTCTCGAAGTGAGCAGTCTTATGCTGGAAGATACGACCAGCTTGGTTCTGAAGTGTTTGAACCTCGAAGGCAGTCTTTTCACCGGGTGTGCGAATACCCATAGCTGATCTAGGAGCACCTGCCATTTCCTCCATACGGTTCTGTAATATATCAATCTTGAAGTCAGCATTCAAAGCAGTGGTATCTGGGTGCAGGTATCCTACGTCACCTTCCTCGCCAATGTAGATACGCTCTCCGGGCTGTTGCTCAAAGTCCTCTACCATCCCTCTGATCTTAATCATAGGCAGGGCTATCTGGTCGAAGACATCAGCAGCTAAGTTCTCTAGGTGGTCGATACGGTACTGCATACCTACTAGGTTATCCAGTGGCCCCATTGAGTACAAGTTGTCAGGACGGTCCCTCCAGCCAGCCTTGAAGATAGGAGAGATACCATGCCATGAGGGATTCTCCACGTTGGATAAGACATAAGCCCTATCTAGTACTTGGATAATCCTATCACTCATTAGCTCATTGGTGTTACGGTCGTACATGTCACCGTAGAAGGTAAGGACCTCTACGTAGTCAGACCCGTAGTAGTGTTGGATGTCAGAGAACCCATCAGCTACGAATCCTTCAGACTTGCTTAGGTCAGACTGGTCTAGGACTGCTTGCCTATTACCCAGCATACGGGAGAAGACAGCTTGCATAGAAGTGTCCCCATCGTCTACCTTACGCTTCACTTCACCTAGGGTGAGGATAGACCTAATGATCTTAGGGGTCTTCTCGAAGGTAGCAGCTTGGAGGTCAAAGCAAATATCAAAGGGGGAGAGACGAGTAAGACGAGGACCTACGTAGCCCTCCATTACTTCACCAGACTCCTTGTCTATGTATCCACGTTCAAAGCTAACAGTCCCAAAGCAATTGCCGTATTGGATATAATCGTCCAAGAGTACGGAGCATGTATCCACAAAACTAGACTGGTCAACTTTGTTCTGCATATAAGCTTGAACTGTCTCCCTCTTGATCTTAGTATCAGATGCCTCATCTTCTCCATACCATCTCATCCAGTTCTGTTGGGGGAACAAAGCAGCGAAGTAGTTAGCGTGTAGGTTATCTTTGATCTGGGTGAGCTTAGGGGTAGTCGTGGAGTTAGACCAAGGAAGCTTCTTGTTGCTCGTAGTTGTAGTGTCCGTAGCATAAAGATAGTTACGGAGTTCCTTCTTCTCATTCACCCAGCCAGTACGTAGCTTATTCCAAGTGTCCCACCTAGTAGCAATCTCAGTAGCTACGTGGTCAGCACTTAGGGTGTGTTCAACATCGAATGTAGTAGGCACTATACACGTCCTCCGAACCGGGAGCTGAACTCAATGACATTAGAGTTATTGCGTCTACGGAATGTTTGCATTGGTTTAACTATACCTTCAATGGCTGTAGCTAGAGCATCTTTGATGTCATCATGCTGAGGATTATTGGTAACTAGTTCTTCTTCAAGCAACTGACAGTTACCCCCTTTGTAGTGGTAAACTTGGAGGTTAGAGTAGCGAGGTATTAAGATAGCCTCCATACGCTCCTCCTTGCTCCCCTGATGCCTGTTAGGCTTTACTTCGTCTACCGCTAGGGCTAAGCCGTGAGTGGCTATGTAGTCGTACTTGAGGGACTGTACAATAGCCTTCTGTGCTACTGATGTCTCAGCCCTTAGCTTACGGTAGTCCCACTTGTTGACTGAAGCTAGGATGTGCTTAAAGTACTCAGAGATGTCTGAGGTCTTGAACCTTGTGATGTCTAAGACATAAAGGTTATTGTCAGCGTCTGCTCCTACTACCACTAGGGCCGTGAAGTCAGCTCGTACTCTAGTGCTGTAGGCGAAGTCGATAGAAGCAATAAGGTTGAGCTTACGTCCGTTGTAGAACCAGTGACCATTGTCCTGATTGAGGAGGCTCCTCTCGTAGTACTGGAACTTGTCATAGTCAATAGGACGAGAGTCAGGGTCAGTAGGGTTGTTGTAGTACTGTGCTCTGAACTGAGTACGGTCTAGGTACTTAGCCTTCTTACGCGCTAGTTCCCTCGCGTCAAAGCCAAACCACTTACCATCTGGTCTCTGTTGCCTAGGCCAGAGGAACTCCCCTGTGCCATCTCCACTGTCCTCTACTACTCGCTCGTAGATTTCATAGATAGGCTCTTCCCCGTCTATAGTACCGTCAGGCATGAAGTGAGGCTCTAGCATTTCCTTCATGGTGTTGTAGAGGTCCTTCGGGTGGTACCTAGTTCCTACTACCCACTCCTGTGAGCCTGTACCTTCAATGGAAGCGAGGAAGGAGTACTGTGTCTCTACCCTCTTGCGTCCTTCTAGGGTGTAAGCATTATCGTATACTACTACATCATCAAGTACTGCGATGTCAAAGTGGAGGCCAGCAATATTAGTGGTGAGGCCAGCAACCATGATAGACGGATCACGTATCTGTTCTTCCTTACGCTTAGGGTGGTCAAGTTCAATCTCCTTGTTAGTCCACCTAGAGCGTCTTCCCTCTTCCTTCTTAATGTGGAGAGGCCAGTACCTACGGTGAATCTTACTCTCGAAGATAGTCTTAATAAAACCTAGTTGTTTCTCAGCTAAGCCTGAGGTAGCACTGATGTAAAGAACTCTTAGGGTAGGGTCCTTAGTTAGTTCCCAAGCTACTCGGTAGGCAACCATAGCTGACTTACCGTGGTCACGTGGGAGGAGACAGAGCTGATGATCCTTAGCTTCATCCCTTGTCCACCACCTAAGAAGCTCTTCGTGTACTGCGCCTAAGACTCTGCCGGGAGCTACCAACTTAATGAAGGTAGCTAAGTCTGCCTCAGCAGCTTCTCTTATTTGAACTTCCATTACCACGTTAAGTTATTACCTTACGATGACTACGCTGATGTCTGAGGCGTCTGCTGCGCCAACACCAGTCGTCTGAATACCCATGCGCAATGATCCAACCGCGCGAGTTCTGACGAATGATGTTGATGTGTCAGTCTTGTTTATTGCGAATGAAACCGCGTAATTCGCATCAGATATGTTGGTCGTGAAATTGATGGTCCAGTCGCCAGTACCATTATCTGTTATACTTGTTATGTTGTAACTAGCGTTAACAGTCGGTGTGCCTGTACCATTGAAGTTTACCCAAGCTACGATCTGAGGCTTAGCTGCGATGGTGGCTACTGCTGCTGCCAAGGTAGTGTCAGCATAAGCCTTACTTGACTGTTGGGTAGGGACACCAGTAGCGCTATCAGAGGACATAGTGTCTTCGTCTAGGAGGTCGAGGACACCTGCTGCTGAGCCTGAGGTGAAGTAGGGAATCTTATCTGTTGCTTGTGTGAGACCTGAGAGGTCGTCTAGGATAGCCCCATAGGCTTGTACGTCTACACCAACCTCTACTCCTAGGTTGACCTTAGCGGTAGCTACTGAGGCTACATCAGAGAGGTTGTTGGCGATTAGCATGTCACCAGTACCAGCACCTGTGGCACCTTTGGTTGCCATGGCCGCCCACTTAAGAGCCGCTAGGTCAGTAGCGAAGGTTCCCCCTGTGTGAGCTACGATACAGATGTAGGAGCTGCCTGAGTCACTCACCACATCGTCTAGGGCATAGACAGTAGTGGTTACCCAAGGGCCTTTCCATGTAGGGGTAGCAGAAGTAGAGACAGTCTTAGTCCCTGCTATGTATAGGTTATCCGTATGGACATTAGCACCATTGAGGAGATCATTAGAGTTCAAGTCAAAGTCTGCCTCCATAGTATTAGGAGCGGTACCATCACGAGACAAAGTATTATCGAACTCATCTGCGATAGCAGTGAAGTTACTATTCAGTTGGGTACTGGAGAAGTAGCCAGTGACGATAGAGATAAGTGTAGATAACTTAGTGGCCATTACTTGTCCTTATAGATGATCTTTGTCTTTGTTAAGAGAGTGCTGCTGTGACGTCTTACTGCCTAGTTGGCATTGGCGTGTCAGGGAAATCTGCCGAAGCAGGTAGGTCACGCAGGGCCTTGCGGTAGATACCAAGCGGTGTGTCGGCTAGATACAGAGCCTCAAGTGCGCGGATCGCCTCCCAGTCGGTAGCTGCAAGTAACTCGTCACGTTCTGATCTAACAACAGCCGGGTCTGTAGGAAGCGTGGAAACGGAAACGGAACGGTCAGATGCGACCAACCAATCCGCTAACTTCCCACTCGGCTTGGCTATCGCAAAGGCATTTGGATAACTGCTGCTATGAGCGTCAACATGCGCCTGAGCATCTGCCAGAGTGTCAAACGGGTCTTGGACTTTAGCAACCCTGCCGCTCTCTGTTTTCATTATTGCTACGAACATTTCAATCCCTCACGAATAGATTATATTGACGACACCAGCGTCGAACGTGTTGGTGCCATCCCTAGTTACTCTAATTTGGGTAAGTTCACCCGAAAGAGTTTTTGCACCAGCCCCGTCTACGTATCTAGTAGTCCATTGGTAAACTTGATGATTTGAAACCCAAGAGTTGCCGCCCATGTGGGTCAACCGCATAGGCCCGGTCGTAGTGGAACCAGCCCAGATGTTTGCTATGTTAAACCCAGATGTGGTGGCTATTGAGTCTGAATTAGCGGCATATCCCGTAGTCTCAAAGCCTCCGGCGTCTCCCAACTGAACCAGAAAATTGTCTGTATCGCTCAATGAGACCCCATCAAACGCAATATCAATTCGTGTAGTTCCTGCTGGTACGCCCGTAAAATCAATGGCCGTGCCAGATGTGGTGGCTTGTTCTGTGCCTATAGTCGGTCCACCGCTAGCAGCAGCAGCCCATTTCATCCCAGACGTTTCGGCACTATCCGCTGTCAGAACAGTGTCATTGGCTCCAACTGTCAGAACACCAAGGGTATCTACCGCTGTGCCAGCCATCAGGTCGCCCTTGGCCGCAACGTCCCCTGCGACATAATCAGCAGAGGTGGCAATACCATCCAACTTCGTACCATCAGTTGCTACGTCACGGCCATCCACTGTACCTGATACCGCAAGAATATCAACTGTAGTCGTCCCAGTAAACGTCTGGTTAGCCGTATTAATCAGATTCACCACCTCGAACGGTACAAAGGAGATAACCCGGATAGTATCTGAGGCGGTAGCCCCAGTGCCAAGCACAACGTCTGAGCCGTTAGTGGCTGTGTAGTCAGAGGTATTTGTTAGCAACACTCCGTTCTGATACACTTGAATATAGCCGACAGTGTAACCTGCGGTGGCAAATGTTGTTTGGGCAGACGTGGCCGTGAATACCTCATCGTGCATCACCGCCTGTGGGATGGGGTCGGGGCCGATATAACCTGACATTACATTGTCTCCTTAGTCATCATGGCTTTATCGGCCAAGTTACTTTTGTTGGGAAACCAGCCTGCTGAGGTACATCAAGAAGTTCTAGACGGTACTCTGACCAAGCAGCTTTCTTTTCCTCAGTGAGGGCCGACCAACGTAAGATATTACCTGCGGCAGTATCTACTTCATTCACCAACCTACCATCTCTATCGTCCCGCACCTGTCCACCAACAACCTCTGCTGAAACCGCGTGTGCTTCCTCAGCGTCCCGTTCTATTTCCTGTGCTGCGGTGAATTGAACCCGCTTAACGGCCTCGCCGCGCTTACCAGCTACTGCGCTATATCTAGGCATTTTTCATTCCATACATTGTGATTGTTCCTGACGCCATGTTACCCGAAGATGACCTAAACCTTATTGCATCCACATCAGCAGCGGTTCTATGTCGCCCTCCTCCTACATACTGCGCCAGCAAATGGTGGACCGCGCCTGCATATGCCGCGCTGACGTGGCTGGTGGTATACGTTCTTTGCGCGAGATGCGCCCCGTGAACGTTTAAAGTACCGCTCAGACCCCCTTCAATATTAGCTATAGCTCCCGCCATCAATAGCCTTGTTTGCGTATTACCTTGCCAGCCTGAAATGGAAGTCGCGGATAGCTGCATATACCTGTAGTCGTAGTTACTTCCAGTGTCGTAACTCGCACCGCCGTTAGACGATGTATGCACTTCAAGATACTGCGAGTCGGTCGCAAGGATAACATTTAAGAACTTAAAGACATAATCGTCGTACGACCCACTATCAAACCCCGTGAAAGCCGCTGTTGCAGTGCTGGACAAATCAATCGTTGCGATGAACTCCGTTGCACCACCACCTGCCGTAGCACCTACAGCAACACCGTCTAGTTTAGTACCATCAGTTGCTACGTCACGACCATCCACTGTACCGGAGACTGCAATGCTTCCTGTTACGTCAAGTGCCTGACTAGGGCTAGCGTTTCCAATCCCAACATTCTCAGACGCATCAATCGTAATGGCTGTAGAAGTGGCGTTGTCGTCAATACCAGTAGAGGTCAGTGACCCAACGGTCAACGCGGCGTTATACCTTGCGAGGTCAGATGCTCTGGTCATTCAAAACACTCCTTTAATTTATCTTGGTACATTTGGAGAGGTTACCTTAGTAGGTAAGTCACGAAGGGCTTTACGCTTCATTACAGCAGGGTTGTCAGCAGGCAGAAGGCTTTCGAGTTCGTCGAGCAGGTCATTCGTAATTGTGGTGTCGGTTTCTGCGCCGAGTTTTGCTTGCCGGGTCTTGGTGTCTAGAAGTCTACGCGCGGTCATGGTTTATCCCCACTGTAAAAGAGCTGCTGAAATGCTTGAAAAGGTTCCTGAGTTGGAATACACCTTGTACACCATAGACGTGCCGGAAGGCTGGGCTGATATGTCCACTGCTGCGTCCTCGTAGTAGGTGTACCCACCCGACATAGTATCTATTAGCACCAGTGTCGCTGCGGTGAACGTCGTGCCACCATCGCGGCTTACCGAGGCAATTAGTGTGGTATTAATCGTGAACGCTCCATCGACCAAGACACCCACACGGGCTGTAGCCGGAACAACATCTGCAATGAAGGGTTCGGAAATCAGTGTGGCTGGGGTCGTATTCAAGCCATATACGTGCAAGCCGGACGAGTATGTGCCACCAGCGGTAGGATTCCAACGGTAGTAACGGTAACTACCGGAAGTGCATTTGAATTGGATTTCTGCTCCCACCACAGCCCCCCAATCAGTGAAACCTGTCCTAGAGTCTAGTTCGACCCATGTGCTATCGTCGGTAGACCCCTCGAAAGTCCACGCGGTATAGTTAAAGCCGACAGAGGTGTTCACCCCGGACGCCATGCCGTAAGAGCCGACTGTTTGGTTAGACCCTATATCTATTTTGTGCCAAGAGGGATGTGCGCCAGTAGACTCGTAGACAGTCGTGCCGTCGTGTACTTCCCACGCCGTGGCGGCTCCGTTACTGGCAGAAGCTACAAATGGACTAGGTAAAACATTAGATGTCATAGATTTAGACGACAATAGAGCGCCCTTCGTCGGTAAAAAAGAATCACTCCAGTGTGCCATATCCGTGCTTGACACTAGATCGACATCACTGCTGCCGTTGTATCCGTCCAGAATGCCATCAGCCATGTTAAAGCGGGACGCGGCAGCTTCCGCCACGTTCAAATAAAGCCGGGTTATGTCTTCGGAATAATCAACTGCCACACCTGCTGTAGCTCCTGCGGCAATGCCAGCTAGCTTAGACACCTCGGCATCGGAGAACTCATTGGTGTCAGCATTAGCCTCGTAGGCTGTTTTAACTTCAGCGTTTGATTTAGTTGCGTTGCCAACCAGAGTCTGGGTTTCCGCCTTGGTGTAGCCGTCAACCTGTGGGACGACTACCCGTGAGCCTATGTAACCACCCATCTTAGGTTTCCTCCATCACTGACAGAATAACATCACCAGAACTTGCCGTGTCACTTGTCACCTTGATCGTATCAGTAGTCTCAGCAACAATCTTACCTGCCAAGACGCTGATTGCACTATTAGCCGGGATGGGAACCCCTTTAACAATGTGGACCGCGTTGAGTTTAACATCGACTGCAATCTGTGTTGCGGTAACATTCGCCACGGTCAGTCCGATTAAGGTTGAGGTAGTGGATGCCGCCACTGTCATAATAGTGGTTTCACCTGTGCCGACTGCCGCCGAGGTGTAGTTCTTAAACGTGAAGGTTGCCATTTGTTATCCTATCCTAGAGCGATTGACATTGCGATTGCAGTACCAGCTTGATCTACGTCGAGGGCTATCCTTGCAGTAGACGCGTTAGTTAAGTCCGACAGGTTGTTCGTCGCGAGTAGCGCACCGGAGAGGGAAACATAAGCAGCTACCCAAGCGGCTGAATCCCACACCTGCATATCATCGGATACAGTATCGAAGTACAAAGCGCCAGTAAGGATTGCAGCGCCGTCATTGTCTAATGTAGGTGCAGTCGCCTTAGCGCCGAGGTACCTATCGTCGAAGCTGTCGTATGACGCAGCAGCGTTTGTTTCACTAATAGCAGCAGCAGCCTTAGAGGCCTCTGCGAGGATCACATCAGCAGCAGTGGCAATTGCATCTGCATTTGTTAGTATTTCATCTGCTCTGGTTTTAGCTTCGTAATGAAGTGTGGAGTAATTACCAGCAGCTCTATTCGTTCCAACACCATTGAGGAATGTCCGAGTAAGAGAGTCTTCTGCGCGGTTAGCCCAGTCGTTTGCTTCAAGATTGCTGTCTTCACTTTCCAGTACATCAGCAGCAGTATCTATAGTATCTTGGTTGGTTAGAACTAGGTCGGCTGCGGTGTCTAGTGTATCTTGGTTTGTCGAGACTAGGTCAGCAGCTACTTGGATACGATCAGCAGCAGTCTGTGTAGCATCAGCATCTGCTAGACCCTCGCTTACTAACGCTGCCGCTGCTGAGGCCTTAGCTAAAGCTACTTGGTCAGTTAAGTTAATACCAGCCACTACGACGTTAGCTGCGTTAATGGTGGCTCCGTTAAGGACGTCATTGGAGTTAAGGTCTAGGTCTGCCCCCATAGCATTAGGGGTACTACCGTCTAAGGATAGAGTATTATCGAAGCCATCCCTGAGTGCCTCTAGGTTAGTATTGATAGCCCCAGCGTTATTAGGAACATCAGCCACTGAGGTTATTGTAGGGCGTTTAGTCATAGAAGTTCTCCAGCATGTTCTTGATGATACCCTTCGCCACTCATGAGGAAGCAGGAGATACCTGTGGGATTAGCCAAGAAGATGGCCCATTTGTCCTCCTGAGGGTCCAAGATAACTACGAGGATACCTTCTGGGGAGTAGTACTCTGCTATTACTTGGTAACCGTTATCGTCTATGTTCTCAATAAAGGCAGTAGTAGGGATGCAAGGATCAACTTGGTCCTCCTGAGCTGACAAGAGACCTACGGAGCCTAGGGCTGAGACAAGAAGGAAGGATAGAGTAAGGAGGATGGTCCTCATGTCTTTATTCCTTTACCAGTTTTAAACCTAGACGTTCTGCATCTTCAGAGATGAGGCTAGAGGCTTGCTTGTTGAGGTCATCATTCTTAACTTTAGCTTGGCGTACTGTGAGAGAATCTTTTACCTTGCCGGGGATGACTCCTTTGTCTAGGAGGTACCTAGCCGACTGGTAAGCATTCTTACCTTTAGTCCGTACTTCCTTCAGGAGGTAATCGTAAGCTTCACTCTTGATGCCTATGGCATTCTCTTCCCTTAGGGCCTCGATGTATTCCTTGAGGGCTACTGTCTCCGAGAGAATCTTCCAATGCTCGTAGCCACCGAAGACTAGGCGAGCCAAGGTAGCCTCAGTGGGGTCAGTCTTGCAGAGAGACAAGTAGAGTTGAGGGAAGGAGTCGAGGACCTTACCGTTAGGCAGGGAGCAAGGCTCTGGCTTCAGGGTAAAGATAACATGGTCTAGACGATCATAGGAGACCTCTCGGAAGAGTCCTTTAGTAATCCAAGCACCTGAAGCATTCTGGAATCGAGAGTGACTAGACATAAAGAACCTTTCCTAAAGTAGTTTGTTCACTACCCCTATATTAGTATCTTAATACTATTTGAGGCAAAAGTCAACCCCTAAAATGGACTTTAGGTAAAATAGTTTATTTTTAAGTAGGAGGGTCCTTAGAGGATGAGACAATAGAGAAGGAGGTCTATGACTCCTTACCTATAGTACTATACCGTATAGTAGTCTTTAAAGAAGGAATAAATAACTCTAGGTTAATAACATACAGTACAATGTACCTTAAGTACTATACTATAGTATATAAGAGTATAGCGCCGGGAGGTATTTGTCAAGTAGTATTTTACTTTTATTACATATTTCTTATAAGCCTTTGGTCTTACGGCAGTATTTTCTTAAAACTTGGGGAGATAATTTTTAGGTGTAAGGTACTTTAGGTAAAAGTTCCCGAGATAATTTTTAGGTGTAATGTACTATATACAAGGAACCCCGACCCCCCGGACAAGGTGTTGCTCCGGAGCCACACTGTGTGGTACTTCTGCAACATTTATTCACAGGGGGAGGTCGTTAACGTGTTAAGTGTATTTCAGTTTAGTATACCATTGTATACACCAACGCATTGAAACATATGGAACATAACGTGAACGCCATCCTCACAGCCTCACAGGCTCACACAGGGGCTTCTCTTGTCTTTCCTCACCTCACCTTGTAAATCCTTGAGTATCCTTTTGTACACTTTTCTTCACCCTTTGTTCTTTGTCTACAACCTCCAGTGTCCTCACATCTTCGTGACCATCCTCAGTCTACTCTTTACTTCCTCAAGTTTATCCTTCACGCGCACGCTTGGGCACACAGGCACGCACACAGGCACGCACACGCCTTCCCCTGTACTCTTTGAGCGATTTTCCCTTTGTAACAATTATCACGAAAACGTTACTTGTATTACAGTCTGACTTGTGATCTAAGGTTACCAACGGACGTCGCTGCCCACACTTGGGAAAGCCCCGGACAAAAGACCCCGACGTAGGGCCAAGCACTGAGCACGGTCATAGGACGCATGGCATGGCCTGAAGTTACAGGTCGGAGCGCGAGGGGTCAGTAACCTTGCATGCTATCACATAATTATACCCCGAGATCAGGTGCTGTGCGGGTATGGCGCTCCAAAGAATATATGCCACAAGTATATTCGCTTCATGTTACATTCCCTAGTACGGGTGAGCTTCAAATCTTGGCGATACGTCGGCGAGGGGAAGGGATACGGATTTTGATGATCGTGGTATCAAATAGAAAATCACATAAGGTTCTTTCCGCCTAAGTCTTCAAAAGATTATGGTGCATACCATAGGGCGGTTGGTACCTTGGATAGCTCTAAAGAAAGAGGGCTATCTAAAGGTATTAACACCTAGAGAAAGGACCATACCATGTATATCTATAAAGAAGATCAAATAGACAACGCAATTTCCGCAGTTGAGCGGGATGCAGGGAAACTGCAAGATAAAGTTCACGCAGTTGGCTTTGCAGTGTTGTCGTTTTGGGCGCGAGCTAAGGGTAAGGAAGATCAAGTTAAAGCGGGTGAAGTGGCCTGTCAGCGTTTGAACTTACTGCAAAACGCTTCGCCCTACCACTCCAAGTCTTTTGCCCTATGGGTGGCTAAGTACACCCCTCTTGTATGGAATACCGACGAAAGCATTTGGGTAACTCATACTGCAAATTACCAAATGATGGGTAAGATATTAAATGCCGCACGTGCTGAGCCATTCTTTAAGCTCAAGCCAGCGTCTAAAGCTACACCTTATGATGATCACTCAGCTTTCCTCAAGTTTGCTGATGGTGTCGAGGCAAAGGTGAAGGTAGCTGCCGAGAAGGACAACGTGACTGTGCATCCTGCCTTTGTTAACAAGGTGCGGGAATTGCGTAAGTACGTCGAGAGCATGGCAGCATAAGAGGGCCAAGACACACATCAAAGAGTACTCCTAAGGGATAAGACACTTAGGGGTATTCCTCTTACCTTAAACGATAAGAAGGATTATCCTTATGACACGTAAACATTTCAACGCTATGGCTCAGGCTCTGGCTAATGGTCGTCCAAAGGGTCAAGGCTCTGACGTATACCATCAATGGGAAAGTATCTGCGTTGAGATCATGTTGGTGTGCGCTGGAACAAACAGTAACTTTGATAAGGCCACTTTCATGAATGCCTGTATTGAGTGGGAGAAAGTAGAATGAAAGACTTGCGAGACAACGTCGGGGCTAAGCTTACTTAAGTCTAACTAAAAGGAGAAAGACATGAGCGATATATTCTTAACAGCCTCACTAGCTGGGGTGTCCTTAGGTATAATCCTAGGGTTTATCTTAGGCAGGAAGGACTACAAAGGGATTGTGTCTACTGCCTACCATACGGCCTTCAACGCTGGGGTGCAGACAGCTAACGAGATGCTACAACAGGAGGCAAACAGGGTACGTGCAACCTATAGTCCAGAGGACCTCAAGCGTCTAGAAGAATCTCTTAGGGGCAGTACCTTCAAGGATAACAACAACAACAGTAATAAAGAACCTATGGGATTTAACCTAGGTAACACAAGAGGAGAAGGATAATGCCCGGTACACCTTATTCAACAAACGTAAAGAAAGCAGCAGTGAAGTATGCCGTAGGGCATGGTGTAACAGTCACGGCTAAAAGGTACGGTGCAGGTGACAGTACAGTACTTGCTTGGTGTCGCAAAGCTGGTGTTAAACCCTTGCGTATGACCCGAGGATTGGGAGGCGGACCTCCAGTACCTGTACGTACTGAAGGTGAGAAATGGCTGATCTGTTCTTACTTCGACAACCATACAGCTAAGGACACCGCCATAAAGTTTGGTCTAACAGAGAAAGCTGTGATACAGATAGTCTTTCAGTACCGTAAGGTAGGGAAGCATGGCCTACGTTACAAGCTACGTAACCTACAAAGGGATAGCTAACATGAGTTATGTATTATTTACAGTAGCTAACACGGAGAACTTAAAGTGTTTAGCTAAGTTCACTCACCATATGTCTAAGCTAGAGGCAAGTAGTAAAACCCTAGGGAATACAGTACCTTGCATTAGCTTAGTTAATGGATCACTTGAACAAAGCTTCCTAAGTACTAGGGATGATTACGTTAATCATGTTCTACGCTACAATTCCATTGGACTTACAACTATCCTTTACACCCTCTTCCGTAACAAAGAGAACGATAGTTTACGTCCACTCCTTGCTTACGATGGTACTAGTGGGGAGTACTTAGGTATCTTCAAAGGGGATAAGGTTATGCCTTGTAAGAAGAAAGGCTGGACCTATCGTCCCGGAACTAAGGAGTACTACAGTGCACAAGAAGAGTAAGGAGTTTATCTTTACAGACCTAAGACAACAACAACAAAGGAATATAGTACTATGGAACTATCAGTATGGACAAAGGAAGCAGCATCACTCTTTGACCCCAAGGACCCTACGAAGACAGACCTTAAGGCAACAGTACACCTCTTGAAGCGTATGCTCAGGGGTACCCCGAATGAGTTGCGTATCCAAGATCACTTCGGTAAGACACTCTACTATGTCTTGAAGATGCAGCCTGCTGGTACTCTATGGCAGGTACTCACCGGACGAGTAAGCACTAGTGACTTTACTGACTGGCTGGTCAATGAGCACGGAAAGAACTGTGACTTCAAAGACCCTGCACAACGGTACTATGGTGGAGAAGCTTGGCCTCTTCAGACTAAGGAATGTACCGATCAGTTCACAACCATGATTGGAGATGGCTCTGTTATCCTCGACGGTAAGACTGAAGAGGTGCGACCTAGTGGTGCTATTACTGAGGAGATGTACGAAGCCCAAGGTGCCCACGTTAAGGCCCTTAAGGAGTTGAATGTTGACCTCCAATTTGCCTTCGATACAGACGCTAAGGCAGCAGTACAAGTGGCTAAGGACCTACGTAAGACCATCAAGGAGTTGACTACAGCTAAGCTAACTGAGGAGTACGGTGGCCTAGAGGTATCAGAGGGTGAGCTTACAGGTACTACTACTATGGTATCAGTAAAGAAACTCTTCAATGGTGTACTTAAGGAGAACTTTGATGTACCTGTTTGGACATGGACAGACAACGAGACAGGCAAAGAGGTAGCCAACCCTAACGTACCCTTTGTTGACCCTAACTATCTCTTCCGTCCTAAGGAACTTCAAAGAGTTCTTTATGCTATCCTTACTAACCAACGTATGTACCTTCATGGGCATACTGGTACTGGTAAGACTACCATGATTGAGCAGGTAGCAGCATGGCTCAACTGGCAGACAGAACGTATCAACTTCGACTCTGAGATTACACGGATGGACCTCATTGGTAAGGTAGATATGGTATCAGATGGTGGTGTAACAGTAACACAGTGGCAAGATGGACTCCT